TTGGATATTATCCACATACTTGTTAAGAATAGTTAATGTGTCTTCAGCTTCGGATATAATATCAGATTCTAAGCCTTCTGTCAAGTCAATATTATCTTCAACAATAGAAACATCAATTGGTGTATTTTTATACAATTCGGATATAAACAAGTCAAATAAAAAAGGATTTGTTTTATTGGTTACAATAACCTTAACAAAAGTATCCTTGTAAATTGTCAAATCTATTTTTGAATACTTGTCAATAGCATTTTCAATGGTATCATCATATGTAACTTTGTTAAAAATTGTATATGGATTTCTAATGAAATTTAAGGCTCTAGTATTTGTATCAAATATATGGAATCCTCGAGCATCATCATAATCTGACCAAGTTAATTCGTATGGATTACCTAGATAATGAATATCACCATTAGAAGATTTGTGATGATAGTGTCCAGAAAAAGTCATATCAAATTTATTGAATAGATTTCTATCTAGGCCTTCATGAGATTGCATGCCTTTATACATTGCAAAGCCTTCAATCTCAAAATGCCCCATACAGATTTGAGCTTGAGTTTGTTTCATCACATCCAAACTCTGCTCATAATTCTCTGGACAAATCCAAGGCATCATACAGATTTGTGTACCATCAACAGTAATTGTTGTTGGAGAATCAATTACATTTACATTATCATATTCACGCAATAACAAATCTACGGAGTTTACATCATTAGTATTTTTGAAATAGGTATCATGATTACCAGCCAACATATCAATCTTGATGCCCATTTGTTTGGCAACATCAAAAAACATTTCTTTAGTTTTCTTTAATGAAAAGAAATTAATATACTTTCTACGGTCAAAAGTATCACCCAAAATTAATATATGGGTAATATTATTTTCTTTCAATGTAGGAAAGAATATGGTTGAATAAAACTTCTCAAAGAAGTTAATAAAATTAACCGAGTCATTTCTTGCGCCAAAATGCTGGTCTGTAATGATTGCTACTTTCATAATTTAGAATTCACTCTTTCAAATAATGTTTCAACACGCTTACGATAATCAAATCCTAACATACCCGCTTTTTCACCTTTATCATACGGCGGAGTCCTACCGGTTGTTGTATATTGTTCAGAAGTCAAATCAATGATATTGCCTTCTTTGTCTTGAGCCCACCAGTGGTAGATGCCTTCGTCATCTAAACCACGATACAACTTAACATTTTTAACACCAAACACTCTGTATAAACAACCTGCAGCATTATGACAATGACCAAATGTTGGATTGGTTGAATTCCTTGCAATCCATTTCTTTGGTAGTAAATCTGGTGTTAAATTGTCTTTAATTAATTTAGATACTTTTTGAAGATTCTCCTGTGTAAATTCTAAGTTGGCCATATTACATACCCATACCAGGCATAGCAGGCATCTCGTTGTTTTCTTCTGGTACATCACCAATCATACAATCAGTTGTCAACATTAATCCAGCAACAGATGCGGCATTTTGTAATGCTGTACGAGTTACTTTTGTTGGGTCAATAACACCCATTTCCAACATATCACCATAAGCATCTGTAGCAGCATTATAACCAAAGTTACCTGTGTTTGTCAAGATAGTATTAATTACCACTTGATATTGAGCGCCAGCATTTTTGGCAATTTGAATGATTGGTTCTTCAATCGCTGATAACACAATTGAGATACCTACATCTTGGTCACGATTGTCTCCATGTAATGCACGAATGGCATCACGAGTACGGATTAGAGCAACTCCGCCACCTGGAACAATACCTTCTTCAACTGCGGCACGAGTAGCATGTAAAGCATCTTCTACACGGTCTTTCTTTTCTTTCATTTCAACTTCGGTAGAAGCACCAACTTTAATAACTGCCACACCACCACTTAGTTTAGCAAGGCGTTCTTGTAGTTTTTCTTTATCATAATCTGATGTAGCCGCATCGGCTTGAGATTTAATCAAAGCAATACGGTCTTGAATAATATCTGATGAACCTAAACCATCAATGATGATAGTATTTTCTTTACCAATTTCAACTCGTTTAGCCCGACCTAATGAATCAAGTTTGACATCTTCAAGTTTTTGGTTAAGTTCTTCAGATACAACAGAACCACCAGTCAAAGCACCAATGTCTTCAAGTAACGCTTTCTTTCGGTCACCAAAACCTGGAGATTTAACTGCGGCAACATTTAGTATACCACGAAGTTTATTGACTACTAAAGTACCAAGTGCTTCACCGTCAACATCATCAGCAATAATAACCAATGATCCTGATTCTTTTGCAATTTGTTCCAATACAGGAATCAAATCTCTAATAGCCGAAATTCTTCGGTCATATAAAAGAATGTAAGGATTATCAAAGGCTACTGTTTGGTTTGCATGATTAGTGATAAAGTGTGGTGATAAGTAACCACGGTCAAATTGCATGCCTTCCACCACATCCAATTCATTCTGACGGCCAGCGCCATCTTCTACTGTGATAACTCCTTCTTTACCAACTTTGTCCATTGCATCGGCAATAATTTGGCCAATTTCTTTATCTGAATTGGCCGAGATAGAACCAACTTGAGCAATTTCTTTTGATGTGGTACATGGTTTAGATTGTTCTCTAAGTGAATCAATTGCAGCATCTACTGCCTTATCAATACCACGCTTCAAGTCCATTGGATTCCAACCAGCGGCCACAGCTTTCATACCTTCTCGAATGATTGCTTGAGCCAGAACAGTAGCGGTAGTTGTTCCGTCACCCGCTACACTTGCCGTTTTTGAAGCCACTTCTTTTACAAGTTGAGCACCCATGTTTTCAAACCGGTCTTTCAATTCAATTTCTTTGGCAACAGATACACCATCTTTTGTAATGTGTGGTGAACCAAAAGGTCTATCTAATATAACATTGCGTCCTTTAGGACCTAAGGTTACCTTAACTGCATCCGCCAAAATGTTTACACCTACTGCCATCTTCTGACGGCCATCATTTCCAAATTTTAACTCTTTTACTGACATATTAAAAACTCCTATAATTATTCAAACAGTATAACACACATTATAATTTATTACAAGCCCTATTTTTCTATATCTTCAAATTTTATTTTAGCTAAGATATATTCTTTAACCAACGATGACCTAACAATGTCATCAGCTGTAAATTCAATTCTGGTAAAAGCACTCATGTGATAGGCAATATCAAAGAATTTCAATATACCCGTCATATCATTTTTCTTTTTATTTAAATCGGTTTGGCGGTAATCACCACACCAAAGAATCTTTGAACGGTAACCAACACGGGTCATCACTGTGTCAATTTCTTCAAAAGTTAAGTTCTGCATTTCATCAACAATAATGATTGCATCATCAAAAGACATCCCTCGAATAAAAGAAGTGGAAATGAACTCCATATGGTTCTGTTCAGATAATCTATCCCAGGCGTCTTTGCGCCCAAATAGGGTCTCACAAATCTGCCTATATGGTTGTTGATAGATTTCCATCTTTTCATTAACATCGCCAGGCAAATGACCTATTTCCCTAGATTGTACTGCGGACCGAACAACAATAATCTTATTAAATGGATTACCTTTGTCCAATACTTCTTCGATAGCTTTATATAAAGCACAAAATGTTTTACCTGTTCCTGCTACACCATGTAAAGCAACAAAGTAATCACCTTGTTTATAAGCATCAAAGAATTTCTTTTGGTTCTCAGTTAAAGGTTGAAATGTTTTTAAATCATCAATTCTTAATTTTAAATGATTACCTGGTTTTGATTGCACTTGTAATATTGGTTCTTCTACAAGTTGTGGTCGGGCTCTTCTAGCCATAAATTATTCCTCAATAAAATGTTCTAAACCTTTTTTCTTGTCGGATACTTTCTTCTTTTTAGTTTGTTGCGTTATTTCAAAGTTCTCAATAAATTCAGACAGGTTGTCATACATCTCAAATTGCTTAGTTGTACCATCTTCCATTTCCATCATTTCAAATTCATCTAAGATACCAAATTGTTCAGTAGCCTTATATTTTATGTAGGTTTGTTTTTTCTCTTTGGCAATTCTTCGTAAAAAAGCAAAGTAAATAATCTGTGTAAAATAAGCAAAAGGATTCTTAGATTTATCAGGATTGAAGTTTTCGAAATACATTAAACAATTTTCAATACCATCACCAATCATTTCATCTCTGTAGGTATAATTAATAAAATTAGGTTTATGAGATAAACCTTCAGCTATCTTCATAAAACACTCACCAATGTAATTGGGGATTGGTTCATTTGGATTCTTTTTCTTTCGTTCCTTATAATCAATTAAGGCTTGAAGAAAGTCTCCGTTGTTGATATAATTCTTTTTTGCTTTAGGTTTCTTTGTTATCATTATTACTCCATTTCATTATTACCATAATATTTCCATAATTCACTTGACAAAACGCTTGACATGCTATATAATCCACTATGTACCTAAATGATATGAATAAAACCAAGACCTAGTGGACCACATTTAATTCTTTCTCTTGTAGTGCTTCCATCAGTTCTTGTTCTTCTTCCATATTATCTAATACTTCATTAGCAAGTATATATTTCTCCAACTTATCTACCATTTTAAAATAATATTCTAAGAATTCTTCTGTTGCGTCAGCAACAAACATTACATCATTAGCCCAAAGATTAACATCATTGTGTTTATACATCTGATGAGGTAACCAACTGCTAATTGTGAAAGATTGGATGTCTTTTAAAGCCATAATATCCACAGTCATTGGATACCTAATATTAAGTTTCATTTCATCAATTTCTGAAACATAGCCAATAATCTCTTCACCTGTTTTTAAGCGTAATATTTTGACTTCTTCTACAATCATCTATTAATTCCAATTTTATAAATTTTGTAAGAAAACTTCTCTTCATTATATATCTTGACCCGTTCCATAAAATGCTTAAGCGTAAAGTTAGCATTTTCACCAGTTCTTAAATCATCCGATATATCATATAATACGGCTTTGCTTTTGTTATCACCTTTACGAAGCCCACGACCAATAGACTGTAAATTTCTAACCCTACTTTTAGAAGGTGAAGCAAATATAATATTATGTAGGTTTCTAATATTAATACCAGTGGAGAATGTTCCATAAGAAGCAATAATAATTGCATCATTTTCATTCTCTACAATCTTTCTAATTTGTTCTCTATCGTCAGTATCGGTTCCACCGTGAATAAAGAATACCTTTCTGTTGCCTATTTTTTCAGCACCAGAAATCATATTATACAGTATTTTACCGTGTTTGGCAACAAATTGATATAATAAAAGTGTATTGCCTTCAAGGCTTAACGAAAGGTTTCTAATAAATTTATTACGAGATTCACAGAAAATTAAATATTCAAGTTCTTCAGGATATTTCTTACCTTTCATTAATTTACATATATCATCAGGATGTTTTAACACCAAACATTTAATTTCAAAATCAGATACTTGGTTGGTATCCATTAATTCTTTAGTTGTGGTAACTTGTTGTACGGTGCCAAACAAACCTTCCAAAACAAGTTTGTGTGTTTTTGTACCATCCAATGTACCAGTGAGACCAATACGATATTTTGTATTAGATAGACTAGTCATGATGGTAGTTAATGATTGAGCTTTAAATAAATGTGCTTCATCACCAATAACAAAATCAAACTGTTCAAAGTATTCTTTTGGTTGAGTATATAAAGATTGCCAAGTTGAAATCAATACATTTTTATTTGAATGTTTATCACGACCTTGATAAATTTTATGAACATTTTCTTCCACATTCCAACCATTTTTATTTGAATAGTCAGCAAAGTCAGAAAATAATTGTTCCACTAAAGATGTAGTTGGAACGATAATAAGACCACGAAGGTTTTGATATTGTATCAGTTGTCGAATAATTAAATAAATGATTAAGGACTTACCTGAGGCGGTTGGAGATAGTAATAGTTTTCTACGCTCACGCATGGCCTTTACAAAGGCTTCAAGTTGATAATCTCTTATTTCAATATCACGACCACCAGATTGCAATTGTAAATCTTCTACAAACTTCTTGGCGTGATAAAGTGGAAAATCATCTTGTAAATTTGTGTAAGGCTCAATAAATTCAAGTTCATATCCTCTTTCTTCGGAGAAAATTTGTAAATAAGACATTAATCCTAGATAAATTTGTGAATTGGACAAATTAAACAATCTAATTTTTCCATCCCAAATTCTATTTTTGAAAGCAGGAGTAAATTGGTAACCAGGAACAAAAAATGTAAAGTATTCAGATAACTCTTTTGCTACATGTTTCTCGCAAGTTATCTTTGCATACACCTCATCTTTTTTGGCTATTTGAATTTTATCGGGCACCGGAGATAAATCTTTCATGCTGCATATGTTCCCTCAACTGCCATGTACGGTTATTCAACTCCTTAAGAATAGATTCACACACACTTACACATTCATCATGGTATATTTTCTTTTGTAAGAAGTTAACCAAATCTTTGTCAGATTCAAGGTATGTGGCAATATCAGACTTTAATGTATATCTGAACGGTTCCCAACCTTGTTCAGTTAATTCATCTTCTGACATTTTGCCAGTATAGTATTCCCATTTAAGGCGTTTCATTTTGTTATAATCAAACGAAGCCTTTTTGCTGGCAATACGATGTTTTGACATAATAGTTAAAAACTTATTATGTATTTTTGGGATGTTTAGAATTTCTTTTGAAGGTTCTGTAATATCAATTTCAGAATCCTTGCGCCATATTTCTAATATTTGTTCAAGTGTTTCCATATCATTCTCACTACATTTAATTACTTATATTATAACATAATCAAGAGCTTATGTCAAGCCTAGTTGAGGGATTCAATGTCGTAAAAATCATACCTAAATTGAACCGTGGCGGTTAAGATGTCATCGGCTGAACCGGTGGATTTAAAATCAATATCAGTAAGATTAATTGGAAACAAATTAGCATAATGAATTCTAAATTTGGGATTATTTAATCCAGTCATAACAGTTAATATACCATCGGCATATTGAACCATTTGTTTTTGACTTTGTTGTTGTTTTCGTTCATATATGTTGGTATAATTATTACCGTTCAACAAAGTTAAATCACGCATCCAATCATGAATATCTGTCCACGCTTTAAGTTCACCGTCAATAATAAAAGTTAAAGATAATGGGTTATACTCTAATTTATTTCCAGGAGAATGTATATCTACAATAGGAGTAGAACGACTAAGTGCAGGTAAAGACACACCTGGCAGATTCGCCTCTTGACAAAAGTAAGTTACATTATTAATACGAGGCATTACAAACACATACTTGGTGGTCTGTAATAAACTAGTATTCTGTGGTTGTTGATTTATTGCGCTTGGTTCGGCCATGTTATCTCCTTGTGTCCTCTATTTATACGCATAAAAAAAGAGGCACCGAAGTGCCTCTTTAGAGTTGTCAGTCTTAATGCTGACTTATTTGACTACATCAAGTTCGCAACTTGGAAAATGCGGTAGTAAACATTGCTACGAGTAACTAAGCGGCCATTACCAGTTTGTGAATTGTAAACACCTTCAGCAAATGGGTTAGCAACCATACCGTAACGAGTTTTGAAACCGATTTTAGGTTGGAATGTGAATTGGTCAACTGCACGAACCATTTGTAGAGGTACATATGGGCAGTAGAAAATACCAGCATCGTAAGGACTTGAACCTTTATAACCAACTGTTACCAATTCGTTATTTGATTGATATCCACCGAAGTATGGATCGATATACACTTTGATACGACCGTGTAATAGACCAGCAAATGTATTACCTGTGTCATCTACTTGTAAATCTGCTGATAGAGCAGGAGTATATTGTAATACACCAGCCATAGCAAGAGCAGAAGCTACATCAGAAGAAACGATAAGTACATTACCTTTACCTCTACGAGTTTGTTTTGCGATAACATTAGCATCTCTTTCGATTTGGAAAATCAAACCTTTGAAGCGTTCAACTGACCAACGACCGTTTGAGTCTGTATCTAAGTTAAAGATACCTGCTGTTTGTGTACCGTATTGAGCACCAGCTTTAGCAACTGTGTAGATAGTACGAATAACTTCACGGTTAATTTCAGCAAGAATTTCTGTTGAAAGAATGTTGCTTAATTCTGTTTCAGCATCCAAACCATGGATTGCTTTCAAGTCTTGAGCAAGTTCTAGTGAGTATTCAGCTTTCAAAGCACGAGATTGAGCAGTTACAGAAACTTTTTCAATTGAGAATGCCATTTGTTGGAAAGCAGGATTGCTATCAGCGCCAAGATATTCAGCTTGTGATGTTGACATACCAATACCAGAAGTGAATGTGTTAGAACCGTTCACTGATTGATTGATATTACCATAAGCTGCTGGGTTAGTATTAGCATCAGTAGAAGCAGTACCACCGAAACCATATTGGTTACCAGCAGATGTGTTACCTGAGAATACTGTATTTGCTTCATCAAAGAATGCTTCAGCACCTGATTGACCATCATAACGGGCACGCATTGCGAAGATAAGACCAGTAGGGCCTGTCATTGGTTGTACACCAGCAACATCATAAGCAATTAGGTTAGGCAAAGCACGGCGAACCAATGAAATCAAAATTGGGTCGTAGTTCTTTACACCACCGGTTACATTAGTAGGACCAGCATCAGTTTCATTCAATTGCATACGCTCTTGAAGGATAGCTTTTTGTTGGTTTTCAAGAACCATGGCTGTAACAGCCTTTTTATATGGGTCTTTGATAGCTTCTAGTTCTGGATGTTCCAAAACTGGTTGCCATTTAGATTGTAATTCTTCTGAAAGATACATCTTTAGCTCCTTAGTTTTTCTTATTAGGTGTTATATTTATTTTTTCAAAGTTTTAGAAATTGTTTGTGCATAGATGTTCATTTCCGGATCAGCAATTTTTGTTTGCTTTTCTTCTTCGTCATCAAAATGTACAGACTCTTCTAAGAACTCTTTTGAAGTTGCCGTTTTAATTCCAGATGGAAAATATGATTCTTTAATCATTTCCATCTTTTGGGCAAATTCTGATTCGGTAGTGAAATCAACACCTTCTGCAAGTGAAGCAATTTTTTCTACCTGGGTTTGTGTCAAGCCTTCACATACTGCGTAAATAGCTTCAACTTTCTTGTGTTCACTCAACTCTTTGTTTAATTCAACAGATTGAATGATTTGTTCATTTAGTTCTTCTTCTAAAGAAGCAACTCTTTCTGCTAATTCTTCTACAATATCAACTTTGTCTTCAGGAATGTCAATGTAATGTTCAACGAACAAGTCTTTCAATCCACCAATAAAGTTTTCAACAACTTCAGCACGAAGACCTTTTTCAATTGCAATAGCATTATCTGCCATCCATTCTTGTACCATATAGTTCAAATAATCATCAACTTTAGCAGCTAATTCTTCTTTGATTTCTTCTACGGCTTCATCAAATTGGTTATTCAACTTAACTTCAATTTTTTCAGCAATAGTCATTGCACGAGCAACAACGGCAGCTTCAAAAATTGTAGCAGCACGAGATTTGAAATCTTCTGATAGGTTTTCACCAGCTAACAATGCGTCAACATCTTCAGAAGCATCATATGCATAATCTTCTTCTGAAATCATAGAACCATCTTCTTCAGTTTCTTCATATTGTTGAAATGTTGCACCTGCATTTTTATCAAATGTTTGAGTAGGTTTCTTGCCTGCTTTACGGTCACGAATAGTTTCGTAAGCATCTTCGCCATCTTCAGTAGATGTCAAATCAGAACGACCTTCATGGTCTTGAGGACCAGTAGCCTTAGTGATACCAACGCCATCTGTTTGTTTACCTAGACCAGTTTTACCTGGAGCAACTGCTGATGGAACACCTTTTGTATAATCAGGATTGTCATCCGTTGATTTAGTTGGGGTATGGCCCACATCTACTTGGCCTTGCTTAACTGCAGCTGGGTTTAATGATTTTCCTAATCCGAAGCTATCTTGCCCTTTTTGCTTACCGGCAACATTACCACCAAGAATCTCAGCAGCGGCTTCAGAAAGATTGAATTTTTTAGTCATTTAAAAATCTCCTGTTAGACTTATATTGTTTATTTATAATATTATAATTTGCTGACGAAGTTTTCGAAAATCTGTAATGATACAGCTTCGATTTCACGGCGACTAGCTTTCTTGATACTTCTTTGTGCTAGGTCTTGGTCCATTTCTGTCCAAACTCCGTTAACCATCATCCATTCTTTGTTTTCCATAATGCCTCTCACAAAAGCATCAGGTGCAGAAGGGTCTGCTACAATATCTGCCGCTGTGGCAAGATAAAAATCATCTTGAACTACATTAATACCATTAACTGATTTTAAAGAACCCATACCACGAGAAGAAACGCCTAACTGGCCGCCACCTTCAATTAGATTCTTTGCAATATTGCCCATTGGTGTGTCAAGAATTTTTGCTTTGCCTATCCAATTATCCCCTTCTTGGTGCAGGTCCACAATCATATGTGAAACTCTATCAAGATTAATTGTAGGTGTATCAGGATGTCCCAATTCACCGTAGGCACGGTTTTTGTTAATGTACTGTTCGGTATATCTACCAACTTCTTTAGCCATAACTTCACGGAGATATTTACGACCATTTCTATTTACTAGTTCGGCTTGTAAGAATGGACCAGTAATGAACATGGTCTTTTTACCATCTTCAGTCTCTTCTGTTAAATAAGATACTGCTTCGTTAATTTCTTTAATGAGTCTCATTTCTTATCCTTATGGTCTCATTGAGTATTCGCCATAATTAAATGCGGCTGGATCCTCAATTTGTCCTCTGCTGTAGTCATAATTGTCTTTACGCAATTCAACAACAAATGTGTAAGAGCAGTTAGCTACTTGGCCTGTTGTAGTTATACCAATGTCACCATTACCACCAACTGCATTGTTATCGATATTAGCATAAGAACCATGTTCGTCCCAGTTACCAATATCTGAAGCAGCAAAAATAGGTGAATTATTTGTAGTATCTGCTGGGTTTTGTGTGTTTGCTGTACCTGTCCAATATAATAAAACATGGCCTTTGCCAGATGAATTATACATATTAACATCGTACCATATTTTAGTAATTTCTAAACCGTAATATGGTAGAGCGCCAGTATTTGCTGGATTAGACAATAAGTTAGCACGAGAATTATCTAATGCACCGTAAAGTGAATTAGCTTGAATTCTGGCATTATTACTTTCAGGAGTGCCATCGGTAAACTCACCAGTAAGCTTAATTACCGTCTTTTGATTAGTATCTTTTAATACTTGATATGAAAATGTTGACATCGTTAACCTCTATTCCTTGCACAACCTAAAATTGTTTTTAATGTATCCGGTTTAGTTTCTTCTGTTGTAGTAATCATGTCACCTTTCATGTCATATGGAATAGTAATAAATTTATTCAATTTTTCTATATGATACATGGCAACTCTTTGGCCATTAGGAAATTGTCTAATGGACTTTCTTTTCATAATTAAAATAGCAGGAGGATCATGAGGGTGAGCTTTTGACTCCTTGAAGCCCTCAAGTTCCATTTCAGCTACTTCTACAATTTCTTTTCTCATTCTTCGTCATTAAGAACTGCGTTAGCTAATTCAACAACAGTTTCTTCAGATAAATCAGATAAGTCATAACCTTCTGAGCGCAAGCCTTTAACCATTTTCTTGGCTTTTTTCTTAAACCATTGTTTGTCTTCTTCAGTTTTAAGAGCAGTTTTCTTAACCATTTTTTTAACTAATTTTTTATCTTCAACTTCATCTTCATGACCATCTTCACAACTATGGTCAACTGATTCACCCATTGGCATTCCACCTAACAGGCTATGTGCAACTTCTTGTTTCTTAGCTTCGATAGCAGAATTAACTCTATCAAAAATAGAAGCATATAATGATTCACGCATTTCTTTTGCGTCATCATCTAATGCGTAATCTATAATTTGTCTTGTGTTCATTTGTAATCTCCAAATTGAATATGGTACTATTTATAATACTTTTTATTGTTTAAGGTTCAAATCGCCACCACCATTATTACTACCGCCACCATTAGATGACTGTTTTGGTTTAGGCGCTGGAGCCCCACCAGGACCTGCATCCTGACCTCCAGGCATAATTGTTGGGTCTTGTTCAAGAGTTGGTGTTTGTGGAGATTCTCCACCACCTGGACTCATTCCAATGTATTGTAAATCTGAAGGCATTGGAATACCACTATCACGCTCATCTTGAATTTCTTTGTCAATTTCTTCAATTTCTAAATCACTAAAACGAAGAACATTACGGCGAATCCAATCCATTGAATAATATCTACCAGTAAACTGGTCAATTTGAGATAATAGACTTAATCGTTCTCTCAAAATTTCAGCATCTTTTAATTCGGCAAAGTTATTATCTCGAATGAAATCATAATAAATGTTTTCTTTAAATATAACCCATTCATCTTCAGTACATACACCTTTGAGAATACATTGAACTCTTAGTGCATCATCAAATAATTCTGTAAAACGATTGCGGAGTTTATTAACAAACTTAGCAAATTTAATTTCGTCACGGCTAATTTCTGTAGCCCGACCAATCGTAAATGATGTAGAAGATTCTAACCTAGACATTGGTACATTAAGAGATTTGTAAAGTTTCTTCTCAAAATACTTAACATCTTCCAACTCACCAAGGTTTTGACCACCAGGTAAAGTTTGAATTTCTGTACCTTTACCACCTTCACGGCGAGGTAACCAAAAATCTTCCATCATTGAAAGGAATTTACGGTCATCACGGACTTCGCCAGTGTTTGAATCGTAAACAACTTTATTTTTGTACTTAACCATGATGTCACGGAGATATTGTTCCGCTTTCATCTTAGGTAAATTACCTACATCAATATAAAATATACGGCGTTCAGGAGCACGAGAGATACGATAAATGACTGTCGCATCTTCAATCATTCTTAACTGATTAAGTGGTTTGATTGCCTTGTGTAGGTATGATAATACCGATGCTCGTCTTGAATCCATCAAGCCTGAGTTTACATTTATAATTGAATCTTTGGCAATTCTAACCCCAACAGGACCATAATTAGACTGTGAACCGTTAATTGACTTATCATTGAAGATATAGTATTCATTAACAACGGTGACCATTTCGACACCAGTTCTTGGTTCTTTTTCTTTTTTAACTTCACGCACCTTACGAATTTTGCGTGGGTCGATGTATCGTAATTCTTTAATACCTGCGGCTGGATTTTCTCTATCAATCAAAATATGATAGAACAACCGACCATCGATATAAAAGCGTCTGAAAATGTCAGGCGCCATGTTATTGTAATTCAACAAACGAAGAATAATTTGAAATTCTGCTTCGATTGCTTTTTTAATCTTGGGAGAAGCATCTAGCTTGTCCGTAATCAACTTGATATTTTCACCATCATCATTCTGAATGATAGCTTCATTACAAATATCATCAATAGCTGATTCTATTTCTGGTTGCATCGCCATCTCACGATAACGACCAATTAATTCTACTTCATTTTTTGCAGTACCATCTAAGTCAACATATGTACCGTAATATGCCGCTTGGGAAATGGTTAATGCGCCATCGTCATTTGTTGGCGGCGCAAAAGATTGTTCAACAGATTGTCTTTCGATATCATCCTGTTGACGAGATATTTGGAACCCAAAGAGTGAGAAAGCCAATTTTATTTCCTTTTTCAATAATCAAAATAACATAAAAAGAGGAGGATTACTCCCCCTCTTTATATAACATAATACTAAGTAGTTGAATCGATTGCTTCCCACCATTGGTAGGCTAAAGTCACACCAAATTCTTCGATGGTGTCATTAGTACCCCAATCTAAATCAATTGGTGCTAAATCAGTTGGGAACATACCAACAAATTTATATTCTTTAAGAACAGCGCCAGCTTTGTCAAATTGAGTTACATATGCGTCAGTTGAGTAATCTGTTGGACTATAAGCCATAGTATCTCTCAAGTTAGCGTTATGATTATTAACGCTATTCATCCATTGTTCAAACGCTCTACGAACACTAAAGTCTTCATCATTAATGATTGTAATAGACCAATCGGCAAATGTACGATTACCAGCAAATTTTAATTCACGACCAAAGTAAAACAATGGAACAACCCCAATTGTGGAACCAGGGAGTTGTGAAGTTTTTGCTAAGAATGTTAATTGACGATTAGCATTATCAACATATGATGGGAATGATAGACTAACCTCAAATAGATTTGGGCGTGCGCCGTCACCAATTAGGTTGGATCTAAATTCTGATATATTAAATGCCATTTTTTTCTCCTATTTCTTTTTTATATTTATTAAAACTTCCCAACGATTTCAGTGAAGTCAACACCAGTTCTAACAGCAACGAAATTCAATTGAATAAAGTTAATTGAACGAGCTGGTTTGATGTAAATATCACCAACGAATTGGTTAGAATCAACAACTTGAGGAGTATTGTTTGTAGAATCACAAACTACACGATAGTCGTAAATACCACGACGGCCTTTAACATCTCGTAAGAATGGTTCTACCAAAGCTTTAAATTGTGCTTGTGTAAATTGGTCATTGAATTCAAACAATGAATATTTAGCAGCAACGGCAATGGCTTTCTCAAGAACAATAAACAATCTACGAACATTGATTCTATCAAATGCAGATGGTTTAGCTTGCATCGTTTTATCACCATACAATACAACACCTTGACCAGGGAAAGCAACCACTGGATTAACACCAGCTGGATACAATGTATCACGGTCTGTTTTGTTTGGATTCCAAGAAAGTTTAACAACATTTTTAATAATACCACGATTGAAACCAGCAGGTGACCACCAAGCGTCACGGACTGAATCTGTGTAAACACACAAACCAGCAGTGTCACCATTTAATGGCACATAGCGGTATACATTGTTGTATTTGTCAAATTGATATTTCCAACCTGAATCCATAAATGCGTATGATGAATTGATTGTTAATGTATTTCTATAAGTAACAACAGCAGTAGCTGGATTTTGGTTACCAACAGCAGATGTTGAATTTGGTGAAAGGAAAGCAACACAATCTTTACGAGTGTCAGCAATTTGAGCAACATATTCTTGAACAGTATCGGCCATTTCGGAAGCATTACCAGCAACTAATAATGAAACATCTACATCTTCAGAACTAGCAAATAAGTCCCAAGCAGATTCATAGTTAGCAGCTGTTGAGTTACCATCTAAACCACCAGAAAGAGAAACATCATAGTTAGGTGTAGTTGTACTGAAAGAAGTACCAACAGCCGATACACCCCAACCTGTATCTAGGTGAGCTGCCAAGTAAACCCATTGTGATTTATTGAATAATACTGTTTGGTAGTAATTTGGACTACCATCATCGTTTTTAGCATCAGATGCTTTAGACACATGACTGAATTTTTCAAGGACAGTACCAGCTGTACCAGTAATTAAACCAGTAGAATCAATAACTGCAATGTGAAGTTCATCGTGAGCACCGCCAACTGAAGCAGCATATGCTGAAGTACCAGGAGCAGAATCAAAATATGATTTGTAAGCCCATGTAGCAAATGATGATGTATTAGAACAAGCTACAACTTCTAAGTTGTCCCCTAATGCACCAGGATAACGAGCATAGAAACCACCATATTGTGTATGGGTATTAGCAGTATAATTTAATTCATAATCGTCTTCATTACGAATTAAAACGCCAGTACCAACTGATGTAGCATTATTTGCATGTAAAGTTAAATCTGTGTCATTGATTGCACGAACAACTCTTAGATTATTACCATAAGCTAAAAAGTTTGCAGCAGCAAAGAATGAAACAAATGTAGTGTTATTCGGTTTACCAAAACGATTAACTAGCGTAATTTCGCTGTCAACCAAAATTCTTTTGTTAGCAGGACCCCAAACAAAGTCCCCAACAATTGCACCGGCAGAAGTGGATACTGAAGGTATGACTGTAGTTAAGTCAATCTCAGATACATTTACGCCTGGAGAGAGTTGAAACGCCATTTTTATCTCCTTGTTTCGTTATAATTATGATGGAACATATATTGCTATATACATTCTATTTATCAAATAGTTATTTTATAGACCTCTGGTGATTTCATTGAAATAATCAGAATATATTTCACCAGAACCTGAAACCCATACATCTCCGCCTTCTACTATAAAAGGCACATCTCTTCCGTCACTTAATTCGCCTACAGGTAACAGTTCTTCATCTACTTGTGAAAAGTGTTGCAGTTGTAATTGTTTTCGTATGTCATGAGAAACAATATCTCTAAAGTATTTTTGAGTGGTCATCCACGCAAATAAAACAAGGCTCATCACCAAGTCATCATTTGCGCCTTCTTCCGCTTCAAAAGAACTTCTACCAGCAACGAAGGTAGTTAATTCAGAAATTGTTTCAAAATCATTAATTAAAAGTTTGTCAGTTTCAATCAAAGTTTTTAAGTTTGTGCAACCAACCCGTTTAACAAGAGGTGTCATACGAACACCTAATTGTATTCCTCTACCGAACCCAGCGGAAATTTGCTGAGCTTTCTTATTTCCAGTTTGTACTTTAACCACATTTTCATACTCTAAATCACTATGTAGTATTTCTGCGATTTGTGGATTATTATTAATCTCAACCAATATATAGGCATCATTATAATAACGAGCCGCATTATAAATGATAGTTGGAAAAAGTATTGGTGAAATCGCTGAATTTTTATATTTAGCAACCTGTCTATAAGGTATCGCTGAAACATCAAACACGGACATAGTGGATGCGTCCAGGTTCTTACCTTCTGCTACATCTACAGTGATGGCATACAAATGGTCTTTAACCGTTCCATCTTCATTATCTTTTACTGGAACCTCATAGATATCCATATCCATGTGTTTGCCAATTGGGTCTTTGTATGACAAAGTTTGTAATTTTTGACCAGAAATCAATGTATTACTTGAACCTAAGAATTCTGTTTCAAACTCTTGCCTAAATTGTTCTTCACTGGTATTACGGATGGTTTCATCACGCCATTTTTGGTCTCGACCTGGAACATCTGACCAATGAATCTGTAATGGTTTATAAGTGCTTCGTTTTTCAATGGCATCCATCCACATCTTGTAGAACAGATTCATACCATTTGGAGTAGAAACAATAATAATCTTTGATGTTTTACCAGAAGAAATTACAGGATAAACAGAATTAAAGAATTCGATTGCCATGTTATTAGGCACGAAAGCAAACTCGTCAAGGAATACAAGGTTAAATGAACCTCCTCGAATTGCACTTGATGATGTTGAAGCAGCTAAAAGTTTAGAACCATTTTCTAATTCTACATTACCTTTGTTCCATGTTACTACACCTTGTTGTAACCATGTGGGTAAATTTTCATATGCTAGTTGATACTTAGCTAAAATATCACGAGCCAGAGAACCTTTGTTGGCCAAGATGGCCACATTCTGTGTGTCTTGAAAGATAGTATGCCAAAGTAAATAACCAACAGTTGTGGTTGTTTTACCAACCTGCCTAGGCATTTTCATAATTACAAAACGATTGTCTTTAAATGTTTCGACCATCGTTTTTTGAAAGTCCCACATATTAAATGGAACTAAACCATCATCTACATTGACAATCTTAATGTAATTTTGAATAAAATAAATTGGATCCTGAGAACACTTAATGTATTCTTCAATTTCTTCTTGTGTATATTGGTGAGGTATTCCTACTTTTTTAAGAAGTGGATTATCCCTATATCCTAAATTTTCATTCGCCATCAATAGTCTTCATGTCATTATTTCTTAACATCTTAGATAGTTCAGCAGTTGAACCTACAAAGATTGCAGCTTTACCAATATTTGTTTGATTTTGATTTTTGACACCACGAATATCTTTCATTTGCTTTTGAATACCAAGAAGTTTTTCATTAGCAGTCGTAACAGAATCAATTAATTTAGAAGCTACTTCGAAAGCACGAGGATGTTCAGACTCACGGGCAATGGCCAACATATCATCAATTGCATCAGTACCTTTGGCCACAATTTCTTTTAATCTTCTACGAGAATCTTCATAGTCCTGCATCAAATCATGTTCTATTACGCCATCAAGTTTTTTGTCAAGTGGTACAGGTGTTGGTGCCGGCTGTTGTATTTCAACAGCCGGTGTCACCGGTATATCCAACAATTCACTTAAATTATCATCAATTTTAGACATTATAATTTCTCTTAATTAATATTTGGAAATTCAGTAATTTCTTCGTGATACAAATAATCAGAAGTTGAATTAGCACTCGATGGGTCAGGTGTTACTTGAATATTAACAAGTTTTTGAGGTAACACTTGGTGCGACATAAATGTATAAACTGCACCAGTTTGACTACCATGAACAGGATGAGAAGTTACAAAGTTGCCACTAATATTAGTCAATTGTAATTTTGATGTTTCTGGTGTCCAATATAATACTTTAGCTGACGCTGTTGAATTTTGTAAACTATAACCTTGATAAACAAATTCACCTTCTTTATAATTTCCTAAACCAGATTCTCCCATACCAAATTCAACGGTATCATTATCCGATAGAGTATTATCATATATATTCGTAATTGATTTTTTAATAACCTTAGGTTCAGAAACGGCACCAAATACAAAACCTTTGACTGTAAAGTTTAAAGTCCAAATAATTGTTCTGGTTTCATGGTCTCTATCACCTTCATAATCAATCTCCTGATTAGTTGATTTTAACAACACAGGTATTTCTTTAACGATACCCATTTCAGGTATTAGATTTAATCTAATGGTATAATCAGGTGTAAAATACGGTAAAATGTGCTCAATAATTTGTGTGCCATCTTCGATATTTCTTACATAAATGTATAAAGAAAAATCAAAATCATAAGGAACAGGGTTATATTGTGAGAGAATTGTGTCAGCATTTCTGGATGGTGCATAATTTTTAATATTCGTCAATTGTTTACGAGAAGAATCGTATGTCATTCCAGTCATATCAAATGACATACGAGGCAAAGTAATTTGAACCTTTTTATCCAACTCAGGATCAGATTGCAAACGCATTACATAACGCTCTTTTGAAGCATAAGCCAATGGCACTTTTTGTCTTTGAACTTCAGAACCATCAGGATTAAATCTGGTTAAAGTAATATCATCAAAGAGATTACCAAAACCAACAACCAATTTTCGAATTATTTTATTATAAGCCATTATATTTCACCAAATGGATTTTGCTCACTAAAATCAATAATTTGGTCCGCTTCAGTTTGAATAACTTTATTGTCATAAACTTCTCTACTTAGTGTAACATCTAATGGATCAAATGATGTTAGCATAATACTTGTTTGTGATGATTGGCCAATAATATTTGAACCAAGTTGGAAATCACCCATAATATTTGTAACATATAAAGTATTAGCCGTAGCATCCCACGATGAAACTACAGCAGTTGTAACAGCGTTTGCAAATGTTGAATCAACACTTTGAAATACAACTTCATTTGGTGTATAATTCCAATTGTTTCTGTCCATTTGTAGATTGAGAGTGTATGAATCTTGAATATTCACCACATCAATATCTGGCACACCAGTATCAATGCGTTCATTAGAATATTTAAATTTCTCAAGTTGAATTTCATAGAAATACGGAATCTTGCGACCTAAGGTGAAGAAGTCTTTAGTTGCATCAACAAATTTAACTTCAAACAATTCACCGGTTTGGTTGGTAACTGGAATATAAATCAAGTCACCTTCACGAGGCCTGTCAAATTTATTTTGTGGTACTCTTTGAATGAATGTTCGTTTAGATAGAATGACCGAAACATTGTTCTTAATTTCAAGACCAAATTTAGAAAAGAATTCTCTTTCGCCTGTATATTCGAGAGCCGATGAAAGGTACATCTCAATAGGAAACGCTGTTTCAAATCTTTTAACCGGATCTTCACCGTACAACAAGTCACGAGCTTGGTCGTTATCGTTAGGAAGATAATATCCGTCAAAACCCATAATCTTAATGGATTCTACAATTAAGTCTTCAAATAATCGCTGTTCATTCTTAGCGTTATAGTTATTAAAATATACACTGGTTGGCATGGTTTACCTTAATTCATAAAGAATTCAAGGACGCCACCATAACGAGATTCCATCTCAGCTTCTAGTGCTTTGATTTCGGCCTCAGCTTCTTGGTAAATTTTATCACCATTTAACATAACACCACCTGGTAATTGCATACCTGAGAATTTTTTCAGGTTATTGCCCCAAGTTCTTTTAATTAAAGCGGTAGAATATTCTTTTAACCAACGGTCATTCCAAATATCAGAATAAGCATCAGGACTTAAAGAAGTATAACACTCGATAATAACAATAGAGCCAGGATTAACGGCAGATTGATCCCAGCGCCAGTCAATATACAATCGTTTAGTGTGCCTTTGGAAACGAATAGGAACTTCACCAGTAAACATAATTTCTAGTGAGCGTAAATGTTGTTGCGTTAAAGTGTAATTGATATAAGAAGCTGATGTGAAATCGTACAACTCATTCAAACGAAGTTGATAACGCAAGTCAAACATGTTGACTGTGGCCATTGAATCTTGAATAGGAAATACACGAGTAACACCTACAATATCAACAACATTATTTGAATTATCTCTAATATTGGACATGTCGCAGATACGAGCATTGATTTCTTCTTCGGTCAATTGATGAATGTAATAAGTCTTCTGCATACCATCATAATGGTAATCAGTCCAATATTGTAATGAATCGTCAATGCGGTCTTCAATTTGGTCATCATCAACATTAATGTCAATAACTGGAAAACCTAGACGGCGTAAACAATAGTCTTTAAAACCTTGTCGAGTTGTTATGGTGGCCATAATAATCCATTTAAATTATTTTATGCTTTATTTATGCCTTGTGGATATTCTTTTTTAAGCCAATCCAATTCAGTTCGTGAATCATTTGGTTCATACCAACCTTGTTTACCATGGATGTTAAGGATTGATTGGAAATACTCTTCGTACATACTTCCTACCTTATCATATGAAAAGTTAGCGGCACCCCAATCACGACAATCTTGTGGGTTAATTTTATCAATATTCTTGGCAGCCCATACAAATTGTTCAAATGTACGGCAGCGATAACCAGTTACACCATGAATATTGTATTCGGTGAAAGCACCCCAATCAGTAGTAATGATTGGTGTACCAGAAATCATACATTCAACATGTACAGAACCAAATGGTTCATTATAGAGTGATGCAACAAAGGCACCTTTTGCTCTTGACATTAATTTTTTTCTTGATTCCTCATCGGCGTATCCATATTCAAACACATGGTCTGGAACTTTATCATAACCCATGTTCTTCAATGTATTCTGACCAGCAACAATTAACTTAGCACCAATGGCTTCTGTTACTTGAATAGCAATATTAAGGCCTTTGCCTTCATAAACACGACCAAGATATAAGAAATAATCTTCTTTCTTTTCTGGTGCAAATTCAAACTTATCTAAATTAAAGTAAGACGGAATAACAACATCATACCATTTTTCATTACAATAAGCTAAAGACTCAAGACCATAATACGCTGAATGACAAGCATATGATTCAAATACTTTATATGGTGCAAAATGACCATAAGCATATCCAATACCAGGTTCAACTGTAATTAAATCAGGCACACCATCACATACTGCTCGATTACCTGACCCCCAAAATGGAAGAATGAAATCGTTTGGTTGTTTTCTTTTATTGATTTCAATGATAGCATTTTTAGCGGAGACTGTATGTGCTAAATCATTCACATCATATTTAAACCAACCTTTGCGCCAGTCATAGTCACCATAACATTCTTTCCATTCTTTAGATGTCAATACAGTAATGTGTTCTGTACAATCTAAATCGGACTCTTCGTGACCATAATGAAATACTTCATGGCCTCTAGCTTTCATCATTTCACAAAAGCGAATGGCTTTTTGAGTAAAAGCACAAGAAAGAAATTCTTTGTTTGAAACAATACTTGGATTGGGTAGTACATGAAATCTCATAATTTATCTCCATTTTGGTCCATCAAACCAACACGCTAACGAGTAACGAGTTCCTTTGGTGACCATAGTTGCTTGGTGTTCTAAAAAAGAAGGAAAGAAAAACGCAGTTCCTTGTTTTCTTACTTCATCTGCGTTTGGGTATTCTTGTAACCCAAATAGTTCTAGGTTGCCGCCCACATATGTCGATGGGTCGGTTAATTGAACCACCGCTGTGAGTTTACGATGGTAATCGGGGTCATTATTCATCCAAAAAACATCATTATGTCTTTTGTACACACCTTGATACGACTCATCATATTCTGCTAATTGTATATAGGAGATTCTGGTAACATGAAATTTAAACCATTCATCATTTGCCATAATCGCCATTTTCCACATCGCATCAAATAAAAATGTAAAATTAGGATCCGATTGTAAAATAAACCGAATCTTACTTCTGCGAAATTCATTCATCTTAACTTCACCACCAACACCCATTGATGCTTCTTGTGATGGTAATTGTAAACCTAATTTTAATATTTTATCACATTCTTTAGGTGTGAAATAACTTGGGTAAAAACACCATTCACCTTTCATTAACCAATCCTTTTCAATATATCATCAATGTCATAGTCGAAACCAGTTATCTCAATTTCAACAAATTCTGGTGGTTCAAATATAGCATTAGTATCTAAATACTTGGATGTTTCAATTGTATTCATCCAGATAGTCAAATCTGGTGCAATAATTGTTCTCATTTCTTCTGTAGGTGCAACCATATCCATTATTATATAGTTTGGTTTTGGACATCTAGTTGTCATACTCCACATACGATATGCTTGGCGAATTCTGCCATCATATGAAAAGTCCCAATCATTATACATCTTACGAATAACATCAGCATTGAACCAAGGGCAATCTAATTCTTTTTGTAAATGTTCAGCCAAAGTTGTCTTGCCAGAACCAGGCAATCCCATAATTAATATCTTCATACTTTAGTTACACTAGTCCAAGAATTAGTTGGTTGAGTTTCACCAATTTGAATTTCATCATAACGAATACGCCAATCATTTAGTTGTTGAGTTAATTCAATTGGTTCAGAATATGAAACATGAATGGCAACGGATGGAATTGGAGAAAATAAACAAATTGGGCCAGATTGATTGACTGCATTGTTCCACATTCTATTCAAAGACATATCTTCATTGGTACCAGAACCATCACCACGATAATTTTTAGCCATCATTTCAAATAGAGGCCAATATCTTCTCACTTCATCGGAGTGAATAAACATGGTACATGCTGACTTAGATGTGCTTCTCCACAATCTTCTTTGATGTGGTAAGAAGAACAATCTACACGGTTCATTTATACCTTCATAATTGTGAGTAGAATCATAAGGATATAATGCAATTGGTGTTACATCAGAACCACTTCTAAAATGTTGGTAAGCCATCAGCATCGATTGTATAGCATCGACAGAATGTAGATAATCATCTTCAACAAAGTAAACTAAACCATCCGCTTCACGACCATATTTAAACTGCTCAAAACTACTATGGTTATAAGAGAAAGCATATTCTTCTGGTTTCTCTGGTAGATTGACCAATTCAAAAGGCACACGACATTGTTCAACAATATCCTTAATCTTATCAAAGAATTCTGGACTTGAATTGTCATCCAATACATATAACTTCATAGAAAGGTCTATGGTCACATTATTGATTGATTCAATTAAACTCTTAACACATTTAAGAATTAATGTTGGTCTATCTGTACCTGATATTCTAGGTGTAGTATTTAATAGTATACCTGAATTACCACAGGTTCTTAATACAATACTTAAATCCATTATAATAATTCTTTCAACTCAGCCATTGGAGAATCCCAATCACGAGTGTTTTGTTGTCTAATCAAAGTGAAGTTAACGCCATACCAAGAAGGTTTATTTGATTCTTCTGCCCATGTATAGTAATTCATAATTGGTGTTAACACAAATGTTCGAACATCTAAGGCACCAGCTACATGAGCAATTGATGTGCATGATGATACCATAATGTCCATTTGAGACATTGCAGACATTGTGTGATTCCAATCTGTTAGTTGTTCATTCAAATCAATAACATCTGGATAGTCTTTAATCTTAGCAGCAATATCATCTTTTTGGAATGAATACAATTGATACTTATCGGGGTCAAATGTTGCAATCAATTTGTCAAGTGGTAATGTTCTATGTAAGTCTTGTTCATACAAAGGATTACCAGACCAACGGATGCCAACTTTAATTTTGTCTGATTGTATTTTATTCTTCCATAACGCATCATAATCTGGAAGTGTGTTGAGATATTTACCTGTCCATAATTCATCGAAGGATTGTAACCCTACATTTAATGGCAGGTTCATGGCTGGCGTCCAGTAATCATAATCAGTGATAGTTGGAATGTCAGTTGT